CTAAACCTGATGCAGCAGGACGCCGTGGCGATGCGCATGACCATGCGGCTCGCCTACGCGACTGTCAACCCTGTCACCGTCATGAGTGCCGGCCGTACGATCACTCAGCGGTGGCCGTTCGGCGCGGTCCTTGGTGTCGGTACTACTGCCCCGACCGCAGGCCCGATCACCGTTATCCAGTCGTACCCCGGCGGTACCCGCGCGGTCACCGCGACCGGCGATGAGGTTGGCGAAGACCAGACCTCGCAGTGGGAGCAGGACGCACAGCAGGCCAGGGAAGACGCCCTGAACCGACGGAGTGAGGAGTCTGCTGAGGACGAGAGCAACGGCGGCACTGGTCGTACCAGCCGTACCAGGCGCTCGACACCCAGGGACAAGGAAGAGTAACCAGTAGCGCGCGGCTGCCGGTTTCTACTGCCGGGTGAATCGGCAGCCGCGTCAGGAAGGAAGTTCGATGTCATCGCTGCCCAGTCTCGCAACGCCGGACGATATTGCGGCGAGGCTGGGCCGCACCATGAACCAGGTAGAGGCTGCGCGGGTAGATGGCCTGCTATCAGACGGAAGCGCTATTATCCGTAGCTACTGTAACAGGGACTTCCTGTATTATGCGTCCGATACCAAGACGATGGTAGCGGATGGCGGCGTTATGATGCTGACTACGTGGAGGCCGGTAGTCAGTATCGATTCGGTAACTGCGCTTTCGGGAACTCCGGGGATTGCCGACATCCCGGTCACCTGGTACAACTTCGATGGGGTAGAGAAGCTTACGGTATTCAATCCGCAGTACTCCGGGATCATAAACCTGCCCGAGATGTGGTATGAAGAGACATTCTGGTGGGGAGGCAGCTTCAGGATAACTGGCTCGCATGGATTCCAGGATGTCCCGGATGATGTATCGGCCGTATTGTGCTCGGCAGTTACGTCCGAGCTAGCGACACCGACGATGTCGGCTACGCTGATGAGTGAGTCTGTCGGGGCATACTCGTACTCGATGCGGCGAACGTCTGGCGCGGGGCTGAATGCTGCACTGCTCGACGCTGGAATGAAGACTGTTCTTGCTCCGTACCACAAGGGTTACGGCACCGTAAAGATTGCTCTGTAGGGAGGTGTGACTATGACGTATCCGAATTTCCCGTATCCGGAGACGATGACGATCGTGAAGCGTGTCGTGTCTAGTACGGATGAGTATGGCAATAATGTTTTGTCGGAAACCTCGAAGATTGTATCTCAGTGCGTATATACGCCAGGCGGGAGCAACGAGAACCTAGTCTTTGCTGATCAGGTCAGTACCACGGATGTCTTCTATGTGCCAGAAGGCACTGACATAGATGCTCTAGACGCAATCCAGTATAATGGCAGCACGTACGAGGTAAGTGGAGCGCCTAGTCACTGGAGATCGCCATTTTCCGGGCATGTATCTCCGGTACGGGTTTCCGTTACGCTTGTGTCTGGAGGGTCGTCCTGATGACTGACGTGAAGTACACTAATGATTCCCATGGCGTAGGCGAGATGCTTAACTCTAGCGGGATGCGCCGGGCTATGGAGGCGCATGCTGAAGAGATCAAGTTGCGGGCGGAAGTTATCGCTCCTGTCTATGCTGGTCGTGGAGATAAGCATTCAGGAAGGTACAAGGCTAGCTTCCATGTGAAGTCGCATCTTCATGGCGGCGCGACAAAAGATCGTGCGGAAGCTATTGTGTACAACGATGCTCCTGAAGCGATCTATGTCGAGTTCGGTCACTGGGGCGCAGAGCCTGAGCATATACTGGCTCGCGCGGCATTTGTGCCGACCAGGAGATGATGAGATGACGTATCCTGTCTTCCCTGATCCGGAAACGATGCTGATATATGCACTTGTGCCTGAATTCCCGGACTACCGTTTTGTTACCGTTATGCCGTATGGAGACCCAACCAAGATTACTGCTAGGATTCGGCGTACTGGCGGCAACCTGGTTCATATCGGTCTTGATCGTGTTGTTGTTGATATTGATGTGTTCGGCCCTAAGGCCCAGGTTGGTAATGTCTCTGCTGCTGCGAGAGATATCCAGTCACAAATGATGTCGCTAATGAGCGCCGTCGTACCGAATGGAGTAATTCAGCACGTCAGCACTGTAGCAAGTCCGCGCCAGCTTCCGGAGGTTAATCAAAACCTAGTACGTTACTCAGCATCGTACGAAATGTCAGTACATCCCTAGGAGGGAATAGAATGTCACCATCAAGGCCGTCCGCAGCAGCAGAAGAGGCAACAGAATACGACGCTGGAGTCATGCCGCTTCTCGGCTTGCCGGCTCCCGGTTCCGGCCCATACAAGGACAACCAGCTTCTCTACGCGGCGGGCGATGTCGTCGTGTGGGTTGGGCCGCCGAACCTCTATCCTCCGGTAGGGTTTGAGGACCCGACGACGATCGTCGGGGCTACCTACAAGTGCTGTGGCTGGACGGACGTGTCCGGTTACATCTTCAAGCTTGACGAGACCATCAAGGACATCCCTGCGGCTGGCGTGCTCACGCCGATCAGGTCCATTCTCACCGGCGGCATGAAGACCTGCCAGGTCGTGTTCCTGGAGGCACTCAACCCGAACGTCCAGGCACTCTTCGATGACGTGTCCGTCTTCCCTGGGGCAACGTCGCCGCTCAAGCCGGCAGCAGGTCGTGTCGATGCTGCTTGTGGCACTACAGTCGGCCAGACGCTCGTCACTGACGCGGCTACCGTTGCCGGTGATGTTGGCAAGGGCGTCTCCGGTCCTGGCATTCCTGTCGGCGCGACGATCGTGTCAGTCACCGCGAGCACTAGCTTCGTCATGAATGTAGCGGCTACGGCGACCGCGCCCAGCGTCTCGCTGACGATCGGCACCTACACGGCAGTCTACATCATCCCCGACCCGCCGGCCGACAACAGGTACTCCCTGATCTTCGACTCGATCGACGGCGTCAAGCGGCAGCGCCTGTACGCACCGTTCGCCAAGGTGACCGCTCGCGGCAACAACCAGTACCAGCAGGGCGACATCACTATGACCGACCTCACCTTCACGTTCTACCCCGGTACGATCGGGGCAGTCAACAACGCCGTAGCGCAGCGCTGCATCGGTTACGGCAAGGACGTATCGGCGTACTTCGCATGAGCACCGACGAGTGGCGCGAAATGCCAGAGGATGAGACGCAGGTCGATGTTGACCTTGACCAGCTCGATGAGGTACTGCGCCGAGAGAATGTCGGCGAGGCCACGACGGTGCGGATCGGCGGCAAGGTCATCCATGTGTCGCACGCGAAGGAATGGTCATCAACTGCCATGCGTGCGGCATCAACCGGCGACTGGGACACGTGGGCTCGTGAAGTCATCGATGATGATGAAGAGTTCAGCATGTGGGTCGATGCCGACCTACTCAATTACCAGGTAGAAGCAGTGTTCAACGAGTGCGGCAGGCAGTCGAGGCTGAACACGGGAAAATCCAGAAGGCGCTATGGGTCACAGAATCATGGCCGGAGGAGGTAGAGGCAGACCTACAGCGCTATTATGGTGTAGCCCTGTCGGAGCTGGGCATTAGCCTATCCTGGCGGAAGCTACTCGTACTGGTAGACCATCTCCCACCGGAGAGTGCCTTGAATACTGCGATTCGGAACGCAACACCGGCCGAGACGCTGGCTGTCTCGGCTGGCGATCCCGCGCAGGCTCCGTGGAGCACTCTTGAGATACTAATGGCCGCGATGGTTGATGAGGTACGGAATCTGTCGTACATATATGCAACTTCGCACTCTGATAGCCCTGGCAGCGTTCAGAAGCCGGAGTTCATTCAGCGTCCTGGTTCGGGCGGTAAGCGTGGCAAGGTTATGTCCATCGAGAACGCGCGTTTGCTCGATCCTCGCCTGCGTTACCTAGATGACGATGAAGTTCGGGAGCGGATGGCTGGCAGGTTGTTATGGCAGATATATTTGTAGGCTCAGTGGCGGTCGGCGTAGTACCTGACGCGCGGGGCTGGGAACAGAAGATGCGTGACCAGCTCCTGCCGCCTTCAAAGAGGGTAGGGGATGAGGTAGGCAAGGAAGTAGGCAAGGGCGTAGAGAGCGGCATGAAGGATGCCGGTGATAAGTCAGCCAAGGATTTTGGCACGGTATTCAAAGAGCGTATGAAGGAGATACTGGATACGCTTCCTCCAGCGAAGATCGACGGGGATGCTACGCCTGTTGACAGGAAACTTGAGCAACTGCGCGCAAAGCTTGCTGAGCTAAGCCATACTGACATCATCGATTCCAAAAAGGCCGACGTTCAGATAATGCTAGTCGAGAGAAACGTCAAGGCTCTTGCTAGGATGTCCAAGGATATAAGTCTAGGCTTTGATACTAAGGGTGCACTAGGTAAGCTGGCCGAGATACGTGCTCTTGAATCTAGGGCACTTGGTCTTGGTCCAGGTGGTGGAGCACCTGGCAGGAAGGGCCCGACTGTTGCTAGTGTTGAGGCTCTTGTAGGTACCGGGGCTGGCGCGGTGGGAGCGGGCGGCACAGTTCTTGGCAATATCATGGCGTTCTTCGGAGGGATAAAGGGGTTCTTTGGAGGAGGGGGTGGCGGTGGTGGTGCCGCAGCGGCGGCAGCGGCCGGTGCTCCGGCCGAGGGTGCTCCGGCCGAGGGTGCTCCTGCTGCTGGTGGAGGAATGGCGGCTTTCGGTGGCATAGCACCCTACGCTATCGCCGCCGGAGCAGTTGCGGCTCCATTCATAGCACAGGCTATTGCTGGCGCGGTAGTGGCCGGGTTCGGCGCGGCTCTTGTCGGTGTAGGCGTTATGGGCGCGGCTATGTCTGGCAAGCTTACGAAGCCGTTCAAGATATTCTCTGATGACGCTAAGCGAGAAATTATTAGCATTGGCGCATCGTTCGTGCCAGTAATTCAGAGCTTGCTAAGGATCGCTTCGCAGGTCATGAGGGTTATGGCGCCAATCTTTAAGCTTGCCGTCGCTACAATTGCAGGGCCGATTCAGGTATTCGCCGGAACTCTCATGAGGGCATTCGCGCAGCCTGCTGTTCAGAAGTCTATTCTTGCGATAGCGAATGCGTTCAAAGTACTTATGCAGGCAATAACGCCGGATGTCGCCGGCGGTGTTAAGTCGCTGGCTGAGGCTATTACGCGGGTGGCAAATGCGTTCGCCTCAAATCCAAAAGCATTTGCTGACCTTATCAACTTCATGTTCCAGATAGTCATATTTGTAGTCAATGCTATAGCATGGCTTACGAAACTAGCTGTATGGCTAGAGAAGAACTGGAAGTGGGCCATATGGTTCCTTCCTGGTATCGCAATACTCGTAACAATCATCAGGGCCATCGTAAAGTTCCATCATGACATAGCACACTGGTTCGATCTAATCAGGCATGATATTGCTGCTTCCTGGGATTGGACATGGTCGCATACGATCGGCGCAGTCGTGCGGATGCTGAATCACTTCCAGTACCTGATGGAGGAATGGCGTCATAACATCGCCCACTGGCTCGATAATGTCAAGCTAGCTTTCCAGACTGGATGGGACTGGGTCTACTCGCATACGATCGGCGCGGTAATCCGTCTTGTTGCTCATGCGAAGACCATTTTTGATGGATGGTGGCAGAATATACAGAACTGGTTCACCAACGTCAAGAACGCCTTCACTACTGCCTGGGACACAATTTATAACAACACCATTGGTGCAATCATACGGCTTATAGGCAAGGCTGAATCCCTGTTCATTGGGTGGAAGAATAACATAATTGGCTGGGGCAAGGATGCCCTAACCTGGCTTGTGAAGACTGGTAGCGACCTTATCGCGGGCTTCAGGAACGGCATTGTTGGTGCGATGAAGGATGTGGCCAAGTGGGGTTATAATGACATCGTTAAGCCGGTCATCAATTTCCTGCTGAGTCCGACCGGATTTAGTATTCACTCCCCGTCAAGGAAAATGATCCCGATCGGCAGGCAGATTATAACTGGTATCATCCACGGTATGCTCGGTGAGGGGAAGAACATAGGACACTTTGTTGCTAAGGTGTTCGGATCGTGGCCGCACGCTATTTCAAGTTACCTTTCAAAGGGTCTTATCAATATGGGCCAGATTCTAAAGCTGCCCACAAAAGCTATATCGTTGCTTGGAAACGTTCTCGGATTCTCAGGAGGCGGCATAGCCGCTGGCATTAGCGGTTTCTTCCATCGCATACTCGGAGGTGGTGGCGGTAATGTTGCCAAGTGGGCGGGAACCGTATCAAAGGCACTTACGATGCTGGGACTCCCACAGAGTCTGTCCGGCGCGGTCCTGTATCAGATGCAGACGGAGTCGGGCGGCGACCCGAACGCGCAAAACAACTGGGACATAAACGCCAAGCGTGGAGACCCGTCGCGCGGGCTCATGCAGGTTATTGGCGGGACGTTTTCCCAGTACCATGTACCTGGCACGTCATACAACATATTTGATCCGCTTGCGAATATCGCTTCCGCTCTTAATTATGCCAGGCATGTTTATGGTCCGAATCTTAGAAGTGGTCGTGGTGGTATCGGATCAGGACATGGATATGATGTCGGAGGATGGCTGCCGCCTGGTGTAACCCTCGCCTATAACCTAACCGGGCAGAAGGAACGCATTCTATCGCCGACTGAGTACAAGTCGTACCAGGCGGGCGGGACGCAGTTCCATGCTCACTTTGACGGTCTTACTCTTGCGACTATTGATTCGCAGGTTCGTACTGCGTTCCATATGATGAATCTTCAGCAGGGTAACATGCAGAGGCAGGGGAGGAGATCCTGATGCCTATTCCACCTACACCGTTTGTAATAACGTATATCGATCCGGACCAGAATGTCTGGAACATGTCGGATCTGACGATGTCAAATGGTTATGTCTGCTCGGCTATCGCCGGTATTGACGGATTCCCGGTGATGATGCAGACGATTCCGTTTCTTGATGGTACTGCTGTTCCTAACACATACATTCCGCAGCCAGGAACAATTGGCCTGGCTGTTCTTCTCTCGCGCCCGGCGAGTGATAGTGAGAATGACTATTATGCCTTGCTTGACAGGTTTGTCCGTGCTTTCCTCAATAGGCGAAATGAGGTGCCGTCTCCAGGTACACTGATTATCGGCCGTCCTGATGGCTCCGCGCGGCAGATAAAAGTGTATACTTCCGCCGGTCTCGACACGCCTGATGTCGGCAAGGACAATAAGATGGTGTACTCGCTATCGCTCTCGACTCCGGACCCGTACTGGAGTGACCTTGCGCCTACCCAGGTAATCTATGCTATATCGAACGCGGCACTGGGTATCTTGCCGCTGTTGCCGATAGGACTCAACAGCAAGGCAGTTATTGGCGCAACTCAGATAAACAACCTTGGAACGGGGCTTGCCTGGCCAGTATGGACAGTTACCGGTCCTGGTACCCCGACTGTCAAGAACAACAATACTGGGCTAGTATGGGCCCTTAATACACCGGTTCCAGCTGGGCAGCAGGTACAGGTAACAACGCAGCGTGGTCA